GATTAGCCAAGCGGTTGACTGATGAAAGCGAAAGACTTTGACAAAATAGCCAAGATAGAACAGGCAATAGCAAAGAAGTACGGCGAGGAAGCTATTCAAAATCCTCGTAAGCACTGGAACGATGAAAAAGAAGAAAAACACCAAGAACAACTAAGAATGTTAGCAGAAAAAGAATTGTTAAATGAGGAAAAAGATGATAAAGTAGAACTTGATGGTTTTTTAATCTCTAAAAAACTACTTAATAGAGAAGCTACTAAAAGAGTCTGTCCTATCTGTAGTACCTATTCTTATAAAATTAGAGATGATGTTTTCATGAACAAATTTGATTGTTGTTATAATTGCTATATAAAGTGGGTAGAAGACAGAGAAGAACGTTGGCTTTCGGGCTGGAGACCAAAAAAATGATTGACAAAAAACTTACAGAGAAGGCAGGGGATTTCACGCAGCATGAAGTGCTTTCAACCTTAAAAAAGATTGAAAAGCATCTGCGCGCCCTGGTCTACTATAGCACGCCAGAAAAAGCTTTTATGCCAAGCGCAGGCAAAGCTAAAATTGCACACTCGAAAGATGAAACACTAGAGGAAATTATTGCTCAAGAAATCAGCAAGCATCTTAAGGAGAACAAATAATGGCTACTACTATGGAGATCGTAAGAGGCATATCACAGGTATTATCTAATACCCATGACGGCGCCCTCGATGATAATGGGGAGCCAATCAAAATTGGACTCAAGAGAGAAGAGGGCAACCCCTTAATAGACTCTCGTGTTATGGACGGCTTTAACGTTAAGTTCCATGGTGATAAAATGATTATTAGTTATCATGCCGAGATCCGACTCAAAGACGTTTACGCTAAAGATTTTGAATCCGATACCGAACAGATGATCGAGGACATCGCATCTTTTCTCAAGAAAGAATACAAGAAAGTTACAGGTAGCACCCTTGCCCTCACAGCAGAAGGTGAGATGGATGCAATTGTACAAAACACTTCCCGGGTTCGCACCTGGGTCCAAGCGAACAAAACGTATGCTATTGGCGGCCTGAACGAAGGAGCGGAACCAGTTAACTCACCATCAGGCGAGGACAACCTTGAAGCTGATTTTAAAACCTTTTTAGACAAAGGCGGCTGGGGCACTAAAACCAAAGGTGACTCTAGAGATAAGCCAACAGAAGGTCAGCCCACCCGCGTTGACGGTAAGATCAAGGCTAGAAAGGACATACATAGCGCTTATAAGGCTGAGTAATGCCTCCGCAACTAAGCAAAAAAGAGATTGTAGCAGAAATTGTTAAGTGTGGTAAGGATTCTTCTTACTTTATTAATAACTATGCTAGGATCTCTCATCCGTTAAAGGGCCTTATACCGTTTAAGACATACTCTTATCAAGATGACTTGCTAGACAATTTTAATGATCATCGGTTTAGTGTCATCCTTAAAGCGCGCCAGTTGGGTATTTCTACAATTACCGCTGCATATATTGTGTGGTTGTTACTGTTTTACCGGGACAAGAATGTCTTAGTTATTGCTACGAAGTTCCAGACGGCCGCCAACTTAGTTAAAAAAGTTAAGAGTATTATGTTAAATGTCCCTCCTTGGCTCAAGATAGCAGATATCAAGATTGACAACAGAACATCGTTTGTACTTACGAATGGTTCAGAAGTGAAAGCAGCTTCAACGACTGGTGACGCTGGTCGTTCTGAAGCTCTTTCTTTATTGGTTATTGATGAGGCCGCCCACGTTGATGGCCTTGAAGAACTGTGGACAGGTTTGTATCCCACCCTTTCAACCGGTGGGCGTTGCATCGCTTTATCTACGCCTAACGGTGTTGGAAACTGGTTTCACAAAACATATATTGAATCAGAAAATGGTGAAAATGATTTTCATGCCTCGATCCTTCCGTGGGACGTCCACCCGGAACGAGATCGGGCTTGGTTTGAAAAAGAAACTAGGAATATGTCTCGCCGCCAAATCGCTCAAGAGTTGGAATGCAACTTTAATGCATCAGGCGAAACAGTTCTGCACCCAGAAGACTTAGAGCGATTGGTTTTCGGTGTGAAAGAGCCAATGTATAGAACGGGGTTTGATCGAAATCTGTGGTTGTGGGAACAATATAGTCCCGAAGCTTCTTATCTGATGACTGCTGACGTTGCCCGAGGTGATGGAGCCGACTATTCTGTCTTCCACATTGTTAAGTTAGAAACAATGGAGATCATCGGTGAGTATCGTGGTAAGCCCAATCTTGAACAGTTTGCTTCTATACTTGATAGTACGGGCCGAGAGTTTGGTAATTGCCTTTTGGTGGTTGAGAACAATAGTTTGGGAATCTCAGTCTTAGAGAAACTTCAGGACAGATTGTATCCCAATCTTTATTTCTCCGTTAAGGGCACCCACGAGTATGTTGATCAACTCCGCGCCGAGTCCATCAACAACTCCGTCCCTGGTTTCACTACTTCTTCGAAGACGCGCCCATTAATCGTTGCCAAAATGGAAGAGTTCATTAGAAATAAACTAATTACTATATACTCTTCACGCCTTGTGGACGAGTTTAAAACTTTTATATGGAATAAGAGCAAAGCGGAGGCTATGAGAAGTTATCATGATGATTTGGTTATGGCTTTGGCAATTGGGTGTTGGGTTAGAGATACTGCACTCACAGTCAATCAACGAGACTTAGAATATAGGAAAGCAATGATTAATTCAATTCAATCAAACAAAAGCGCAATGCAGACCACTATTCCTGGCATGGCCGGCCATCGTTCTAATCCATACAACGATGAAGTGCTACAGCAAAAAAAGAATTATGATGAATTCATCTGGCTAATCAAAGGATAAATAAATGGCAGATAGAAGTAGAAATCCAAGAAATCCAAGATCGGAGCTTTTTAAGTCTCTGACAAGAATATTTTCTGGTCCTTTAGTCAGTCGGCGAACCCAAACCGGCCGCCGCCTAAGAAGAAACCAGTTAGATAAGCATTCCGCTCAGTTCCGCTCAGCAAGTGGCCAAGCGTTTAAGACTTCGCGTTCCCACAATGCTCATAATTTACAACTAGGAATTATGAATCAGCATAACCGTAATGAAAGGTATGTTGATTTCGATCAAATGGAGTACACGCCAGAAATTGCCTCGGCTTTAGATATCTATGCTGATGAAATGACGACTCATTCTTCTTTACAACCGATGCTAAATATTAAGTGTTCGAACGAAGAAATCAAAGCAGTATTGGATTCACTATACCACAATATTTTAAATATCGAACACAACCTCTTTGGTTGGTGCCGTTCGATGTGCAAATACGGTGATTTCTTTTTGTATTTGGATCTAGACGAGAAATATGGTATCAAGACAGGGATAGGTTTGCCCACTCACGAAGTTGAAAGACTAGAAGGGGAAGACGAAACAAACGCCAACTATATCCAGTTTCAGTGGAATACTGGCGGAATGACTTTCGAGAACTGGCAGATGGGCCACTTCCGTATTCTTGGAAATGATAAATACGCCCCATACGGCACGTCAGTACTGGAGCCGTCCCGTCGCATTTGGCGCCAGTTGATTCTTCTAGAAGATGCAATGATGGCTTATCGGATCGTGCGCGCCCCAGACCGTCGTATGTTTAAGATTGACGTCGGCCAGATTCCTCCTAACGAGGTTGAGCAATATATGCAAAAAGTTATTACTTCTATGAAAAGAAACACCGTTATGGATCAGAACACTGGCCGTGTTGACCTCCGTTACAATCCTTTGAGCATCGAAGAAGATTTCTTTATCCCCGTCCGAGGAGAAAGCGGCACCACTATTGAAAACCTTTCCGGTGGTTCCGATACTGGGCAGATAGACGACGTTAAATATCTTAGAGACAAACTCTTCTCGGCGCTCAAGATTCCAGCTTCTTACTTAACAAACGCGGAAGGTGCAGATGAAGATAAGACAACGCTTGCTCAAAAAGATATTCGGTTTGCCCGTACAATCCAGAGACTGCAACGCGCCGTCGTTTCTGAACTTGAAAAAATAGGTATTGTCCACCTTCACACTATTGGTTATAAGGGTGATGATCTGCTGAGTTTCAAGCTGGCTCTTAATAACCCTTCAAAGATTGCCGAACTACAAGAGCTTGAACACTGGGATAAGAAGTTTGCGGTTGCCGGCAGCGCCGTCGAAGGATACTTTTCTCGCCGATGGGTTGCCGAACATCTGTTTAATATGTCTCACGAAGAGTTTTTACGTAATCAAAGAGAGCTTTTCTATGACCGTAAGTTCGACGCCCAGCTAGCCGCTGTGGCTGAGGCAGAGCAAGAGGCCGCCGCAGGCCTCGGTGGAGGCTTAGGTGGTGAGGATCTTGGCGACCTTGGTGGTGAGCCCCTTGGAGACCTTGGCGGCGAGGATCTTGGCGGCGAGGATCTTGGCGGCGACGATCTTGGCGGCGAGGATCTTGGTGGAGAGGAGGACGTCTTACTGGCGTCCCCAGGGGAACCCCCTCCCGGCCGCCGAGAAGACGGATACACAACCCCACGGGCAAAGGGAAAAGTATATTACCCAGTTAAAAGAGACAAGAGGCCCCAAGGCGCAGTTAAGCGTCATAGAAAATCCTTTGCCGGCGGATATGTAGACCCTAGATTTATTACACCCGGGAAGAAGGGATATGGTGGTTTAGATTCATTAGCTAAGGGGATGTTTGAACAACAGGAATCTACTTATACAGAGGATTTTATATTTGAAGAAAAAGAAATTTTAGATATGAATTGGGAAGTTAAGCGTCTTATTGAAAGTCTAGAAAATATATCGGAGCTAAAAAATGAAACTAAAGCATAACAAAAAGAGAAATACAGCGTTTTTATATGAAACTCTTATTAAAGAGTTGACAAAAGCTGTTGTTAGTAAAGATATCAAGCGTAAGGAAGTTTTAGTCTCTATAATAAAAGAACACTTCTCCAAAGGGACAGTTTTAAACGTTGAGCTAGACCTTTATAAAACTCTCAAAGATACCAACCAATTGGATGTATATACAGCAGAAAGATTAATTACCGAGGTAAAAAAACAATATAGTGATTTAGACAAAGAAGACATTTTCGAAAAACAAAGCGTTTTGATAGAGTCGATAAACAAGGCAATAGGCAAGAAAGCGTTTTCTAACTTTGTTCCAAACTATAAAACTCTGGCCTCAATCTCGCAGATCTTTAGTGACATGCTGACAGCAAAAGAAAAGGTGCTTCTGGAAAGAAAACTGATCGGCCGCCTAGTCTCCAAGCCCAAGGGCCCAAATGCAGAAAAGGAAATGGAGCATATTGATAATTTAGTATTTAAGAAAGTCATTGAAAACTTCAATAAAAAGTACACTGGCCAGCTTCTCAACGAACAGCAAGAACTGTTGAATAAATATATACTCTCATTTAACAACTCAGGCCTTGAGTTTAAAGTATACCTGAACGAAGAGTTGATTAGAATAAAAGAAAACCTTACCAACCTGAGAGAAGGCGGTGAGATCAAGCAAGACAAAGACATGCTAAAGAAGCTTACAGAGATTGAAGATGTTGTTGGCAGGTTCCAAACGAAAAAGATTAATACCAATATGATAGAAAAAGTTATGAGCATTCAAAATCTTATTGCGGAGTGCAATGATTAATGGCCATTAAGATTACCGTTGGTGACGATGCCGCTGAACAGGAACGGCCAAATCCCGTAGTTGCTAGCGTGGAACTTCAAATAAGAAGGTCCATGAATGGAGATTACTATATATCAGACCATAACGATATTGATATCATAATTCTTAAGGACAAACAAAAGCTTTTGGTGATTGCGAAAGACTTAATGTCAGAATTAGTCTACGGAGCACAAGATAGATTATTTAAGTTTCTAGTTCGAAAAGGGCTAGTTGCTCCCGACTCTATACAGGGCGGTTCAGTATATGGCTCCATGGAAGGGCAACTTATGACGTCAGAAGAATTTGATCCCATCAAGATGTCTATAATCAATCTTTCAAAATGGATTGATGAAGAGCGCCCATACTTTGAGTTCGCAGAGAGATATGACGAAATGGAATCAGACAGATTTGTAGATCCAGAAGAAGAGGAGTCAACCGAGCTTGGCGAAGTTCCTCATGGCGAA